CAACGGTCAGAAGGAATACTCAGCATATCGTAACGTCTATTTCAAAGAGGTCTTTGATGAGGTCTCACGCAAGAGGACAAAGAAGTTCGGCTGGCATACAGACGCTAAGACTAAGCCCGTCATGATGGATAGGCTCGCAGAGTTAATCCGTGAGGAACTCATACAGATCCCTGCGTTAGATACGATCCGGGAGCTTCAGACATACGTCATCGAAGAAGACGGCAAGACTAATGCCGTTGAAGGCTGTAATGATGACAGAGTTATAGCACTAGCAATCGCCTGCATGATGTATTCACTAAGGCCAAAAGGACATATCCCTAATGAGCAACCACACGCAGAAAGGGTCTACTAATGCCTAAAGAAGGCGAAGGTATGATTGACGAGAACACTATAAACCTTGATGAAGTAATCATCTGCCTCAAGCGTAGTGACAAAGGCCCGATGCTTTACATGAAGCCCTTATCACGGCGAGAGATGGTTAACGCTCTTGGGGAATTACAGATCGCCCTTACACGAGAGATCATTCGTTACGACGACGCCGCTAAGAGAGAGCTTGCCAAGAAGAATAGCTCAGGTATTATAAATGCGGCACGGAATAGGTTGTTCAAATAAGGTGCTTATGGGCGAGAAAAATTAAAAAAGGGGAGTCGGCCCCGATTGCCGTCGGGTTGAGGATGAGCGGCAACTCTCCTCACCCCCTTTGATTTGGAGGATTATATGCCACAAGCCTTCGAGAACTGTATCGCTAAAGGTGGAAAGGTCAGGACTAAGAAGCTCAAAGACGGTCGTTATATAAAGATTTGCTTCTTAAATAACAGAGCCTACCCCGGAGAAGTCCACACCCCTCGTACCCCAACACAGAGGAGTAAATAATGAAAGGTAAACCGAGACGAGATGGTTCAGGCATGGGAAGACGTGCTAATCGTGGAAGAGGCGGATGCCGTGTTACAAGAAGGCGGGGAAGAGGCAGGAGACGCTAATGATTGATCCCATGAAACCGAAAGAAGTCCAATTCCCTGAGGCTGACATAGAGACTGACTCCTTCAGCAAGGAAGAGCAGAAGGAGATAGTCAATCTTGTCATTCAAGACATCGAAGCAGACCAAGAAGTCAATAAAGAATGGATTGATAAGCGTAAGAAGGCTCTTGAGCAGTATAACGCAGAGAAGCCTTCAAAGCTTGAGAACCTCAACATCAAGGCGTGGCAGTCCGATAGGAACCTCGGCGTTTGCCCTGCCATCTGCGATATGTACCAGTCCACCCTCATGGCGACCTCTTGGAACCCTGAATCAATCCATTTCATAGCCACAGAAGAAAACGACATAGACAATAAAGACAACCTTGAACGCTTCTCGAAGTGGATGGTGGGGCCCTCAGAGGTAGACCTAACGCCTGAGGTCGATGACTACATTCAAAACAAGATCACTCAAGGCTTCTCGATATTCGAGATATACTGGAAGGTATGGTTTGAGTGGGTAGATAGAAGGATTCCGAATAAAGACCGAAACGGAAAACTCAACGGAACCTATACCACAAAGACAGAGAAAGTCCGCTTTGAGAAGGCGGTCTGTGAGAACATAGCGAACCTTGATGATATCCTCATGCCGAGATACGGCTCTAAGATTCAAGATCTCCCTCATATCATCCGCATAGTCCATCTCACAGGCGATAAGATTCTTGACCTCGGTGAGTCAGGGGTCTTCATGAACGTAGACGAAGAGTTCGTGAAGAAGCTCAAGAACTCTGCCGGAGGGCAGGCAAAGTCAATCCTTGAAGACGAGCGAGCCAAGAACCTCGGCCTTAACGACGCAGTTGATGAAGACTATCGTGCTTTACCGATTGATGTGTATAGATGGTATGGGTGGTATACTCGTAAAGGGAAGCGTGAGAGATATCGCTTCATGGTAGAGAAAGAGACTAAGACTTTACTCTCAGGAAAACCCTTACGCAAGATCACTAAGACTGGGAAGTACCCTCTTGTCGCCGGGCCGTTTGACAGGGTGCCCGGACAACTCCGTGGCAAAGACTTACCGACAATCATAGCAGACCCAGTTAACGCTATTAATTTAACATTCAATCAGAAGTCAGACTTTCAGTATATTACGAACTGCCCATTCGGCTTCCATAAGGTCGGAGAGGGGTATACAAGAGGCAACTACGACCTTGAGCCGGGCATCTCCTATGCGACTGAAGGGAACCCGTCTGACGAGATATACTTCCCGAACCTTTCAAGAAGTATGGCATGGGCTAATCAAGACATAGAGGCACTCTTTTCAGTCATAGAGAAACGTACAGGGGCGGCGTCTTACTTCACAACGACTTCAAAGGATACCTCCGCTACCGCCACTCGTGACACTCTTGTCGCAAGGAACTCTGAGACTCGTTTCGGCAAATGGGTGACAAGGATTCAGAATGAACTCGCCGAAGCCATCACCATGCTCATCCAGCTCTACCAACAGAACGCCCCTAAGAACTTAGGTGAACGAGTGCTTGGGGAAGACGGCAAGAAGCTCTTTCCAAACCTCTCCCCAGAGACCCTTCGGTATAACGGAGACGCTCGGATGGTGCCGGATCAGATAGCAGGGTCTAAAGCTTACGAAAGACAAGTAGCCCTATGGGCGTTTGATTCACTTCAAAAGACCATGTGGCTTGACCCACGCATGAATCCGAAGGGCAACTGGCTCCTTGTTGCGGACACTATGAAGAAACAAGGTCTCCCGTCTCCTGAGAGATACCTACCTCCTGAGCCGAAGCCTGAGCTTGGGACTTCAAGAACAGTAGACATGGTATGGGCACAACTTATGCAGGGCGAGGTCGTTGAGCCAGACCCAAAATGGAACATACCGGAGATCCTCTCTGGCTTACAAAGAAAGAAGTCTGAGAGCTACTTCGACCTCGACCCGGAATATAGACCGAACCTCGATAACTTAATCTTTGAGTTAGAGGTTGGGATGCAGGAGTTTATGCGTAAGAAGCAGGAAGAGATCATCGGGGCGCAACTAGCGCAGAGGGCCATTGCTATGCAAGGGGCTCAAGGCACTCCCCAACCTATGGGGAAACCTATGGGGCCTCAAGCAGTCCCTTCTCCGATGCCACAGGAAGCCGGGCCAGCTCCGCAAGAGATGAACCTGCCGGAAGGGACAGTCGGTGGCTAATTTTTTATCAAACCTTAAAGACTCTATCTTTGGTAATGCACGAAAGAATAAAGATATTGAAAGGGCGAATAATATACTTAATCAATATAAACAGTTCAATTTTGTCGATAGGGTTCTTAATAGGGAGAAATACCCATTTATAGATTATGGTGATGGCAATTATGCAACACATAAAATGGCATGGGGCGAAGGAAACGGGAAATACTATGTTTATCCTACCATTGTCTATAACAAGAATAAGAACGCTTTAACTGAGCTTGAACCAAAGATGGCGGCACAATATGCTAGGACTTCAGGAGAGTTTATTCCATTTGATACTCCAGAAGAGGCTGAATGGTTTTCAAAAAACTATAAGAGCGTATGGAGATGAGTAATTTACAATCCAAGCTTCACGAGCTAGACGAATGGCGTGATATCGTAACGTCACAAGGCTGGAAGAACTTTGTGAAGCTTTTATATAGACATAGTACGTTCTTAAAAGAGCAGATCATTATTGCAGTAAAGGGTAAAAAGTACGAGGAAGCGTCTGATTACGAATCTCGTCTTAGCGAGTGTCGGACGATCCTCCGGCTTGTCGAAGAGCGACTCGCCGAACTAAAGAAGGAGGAAGGTAATGCCTAGGGAGAGTGCAAGTAAAATCAAGCGCAGAAAAGAGATTCTGAAGACCCCCATCATCCCACAGCCTGAAGCACCTGAGAACATCAAGCTTTCAAAAGCAGACTTCATTGCAAAGCGTCGTAAGGAGAAAGAGGACGCTGTGAAGATTGCGGCGTTCAAAGAGACCCTTAAAAGCGAGAAGCGCACTAAGAAGGTCGACTAAGGAGGAAATATGTTCCTAGTAGATGCTGTTCAGAGTATGTGGGGTTGGGGATGTACGAGCGTCTCAAGCCTCTGGAACTGGGGATGCGGAAGTGTGTGTGGAGGAGCGGACTGGCTGTGGAACGACACAGTCTGCGCCTCATGGTATTACCTGTTTCCAAACAATAACTGCGGTTGCTAGATAACTAAAGGCTCCTTGGCTTGCCTTTGAAAGCCATGAGAACAGGATGATGAAAGTGGACATTGAGAAGATAGCTGAGAAAGCGAAAGCTCAACTCAAGCCCAAGGCGGAAGCAAGGGATGCCGCCCCGGCCCCATCAGCCGAAACCCCAAAGACCAAAGACGAAGTAAAAGAAGTAAAGAAGGAAGAAGTAAAGGTCGAGGAGAAGATCGACGCTTCAAAGGTCGAGGAAGCCACGAAGAAGGCCGAGGCTGATGAGAAGATTCTCTCTAAAGACGAGGGTGAGTTAAACGACGAGGAAAAAGGTCGTAAGGCCGAACTCCTTAAAGTCAAAGATAAGGTTACTACACAGGATGAGAAATCAAATGTGCAGAAACGCTTTGACGAACTTACCGCTAAGATCAAGTCCTTAGAGAACGATAACTCGTCTACTAAAGCCGAGCGTGACGAACTCAAGACGGAGTTAGACTCCGTTAAAAAGCGTCTTTCTATGACTCCCGATGATGTGCTCAAGGAGAAGGTTCGGGCAGACCTCTCCGAACTTCGCACAAAATACCTTAAAGAGGATGAGTCACTTCCTCGTGAGGAGCGAAGGGAAATGCCTAAGGAGGCACTTGATGAGTGGCTTCTTGAGGACTATGCCGGGGCAAGCGAGTGGCTGACAAGGCGCAGTATC